GGAAGAACTGAACGTCGGGGTAGCAGTGGACGAGCCAGAGGTCCTCGACGTGACGCCAGAGCCCGTCCATGTAGGACTGGCGCGTGATCCCCTTCTTCCAGTTGTCGGGGGCACGCATTGCGCCGTCCGGCTGGGCGCGATGCCTGGTCATGTAGGCGCCAAACTCGCGGATCACCAGCGGATCCATGTAGCGCGCGTACTCGTGCTTGCCGTCCGCGGCGCTGCGCGTGGCGCCGGTCGCGAAGGTCTGCACCAACGCCGGGGCGCTTGGCGCCGCCGGCCCGTCTGATCCGACCGCACCGCTACCGTAGCTCTGTACCAGGCTCAAGGCTTACCCCCAACATCTGACTGCGTGATCCCCTCTTCGGCTGCGATCTGTGTCGCGGTGTCGCGCATCTCCCGCTGTACGCGCCGCTGAAGCCGGCGCACCATGCCGGTCCAGTCAGTGATCGCGTGGTAAAGCTCGTGCGTCAACGTGTCGAACTGCTCGTCAAGCGGGTCGTCCTTGCAGATGTACGCCTTGCCCAGGCGCCCGCCGGAAAACTCAAAGTCGGACCAGCCACCACGCTTGCCGTACTGGCTCGCCAGCAGCCACCGTCTGCCGACCAGCCGCACCTCGACGGTGTAGCCGAACGGCAGGCGGATCCGCATCGGGCGGAGAACTGTCTTCACGGTCTACTCGAAGCGCTTCTCGTAGTAACCATGGTCGTAGAACGGCATCCACTCAGCGCGGAAGCGTGTCACGTGCCCGTCCGCTGGATCCTGCTTGATCCAGGCGAGGACGCCGCCGACGTGCGCCTCGATCGACTGCTTCCGCATGAACACGTCCTGGTCCTTCGTGCAGCCCGGCATGAAGGCGTGGACGTTGCGGACGTAGGCGTAGCAGAACTTGTGGTAGTGGCCAACCGAGAGGATTGACGGCTTCTCGCCTCCCGTCAGCGACTCGACGATCTTCTGGAGCTTGTACGACAGCGCGTAGGCCGAGCCCCCGCCGCCGTGCATGACACGCATCGGAGTCGAGGCCCCGCCGGCCGCCTGGAGCCGCACGTCGGCTTCCATGTAGCCCAGGTAGCGCAAGTCAGAGCGGCCGGCGCGCTTGGCCTTGTCTTCGAGGCGCTCGCCGATGTTGATGCACTCGCGGATCTGATACCAGCCTTCGTGATCGTCTCCGGTCACGTAATGCGTCGTGATGCCTGGTCGGGTCGGGTAGTTCTGGATCATGTAGTCGAGCTGGTTGTCGAGCCCGAACACCTTCAGGCTGTACTTGTTGAAACGCGCCTCGCCGTCGATCCAGTTGCCGCCGTGGTAGACGTGTTGCACGCCCTCGGCTGCGAAGGTGTCGTAGAGCGTGTTCAGCACGTCAAGACGCTCGTGCTTCGAGCCAAGATGTGTGTCGGCCACGAAGCCGACCACCGACCAGCCGTCGCCGCGATCCCCGAGCCTCACCTCGGACAGGCCGCCCGGTTCCACGTCCGGATTGAGCGAGAAACGACCATCGGCGCGCTGGTAGATCGCCGAGCCGGCCTCTTTCATGCCCTCGATCGCCTTCTCGATGATGCCGCGCTCGGACGGCCGGAGGTCCAGCGCCTCCGCGATTTCCTCCAGGCTCATCGCGTCCTTCCGAAGAAGCTCCCTGACCCTATTCTCCTGGGCCGGTTCGAGTGCCCCCGGACGCTTGATCTCGGCGGCCAGGGCTACGGCCTTGGCGTTGCCGGTCTTCTTCTGCGCACACGGCCAGCAGGTTGTCCGCACCGGGTCGTTCGACGGCCGGAACTCCCCGGAACAGGCAGAGCACTTTCGCTTCGCATAGGGCATTGATTATCTCCAGCGCTCGCGATGGCCGGCGTTGGCCACGGGGCGGAAACCTGCGAGCCTCTCAGGCGAGACTCTCATTCGCTACTATCTAATGTAGTATCGACCAGGACGAAAAGCAAGAGAACTAGACGGCCAGGGCCGCGATGTGGTCGCGCAGTTCTTTCGCGATGGCACCGGCCTCTTCGGCCTTGGCTCGTAACCGTTTGGCATCCTCGGCTACGATCGTCGCGGCCGTAGCTGGCACCCCAGCGAGATCGGCCCGCGTCTTCTCCATAGCGGCCACATCGTCTCCTTGCGCCGCAAGCGTACCGAGCCAGGAAACGCGCTGCCCGATCGCGGAGTCCGTCACGGTCACGGCGATATCGGCAAGCTCGGCCAGTAGCGCCTCCCGGACTCGGGCTGCAACCTCTTCTTTTCGAGTCATCGAATCACCTCAGCAAAGCAGGTACGCGCAGCCACCGCCGGGAACCGGGAATCGCGTGTAGAGGTAGTCCATGAGCCCGCCACGGTCTGAGGAGTTCTTCGCGGATCCCTGGTAGCAGAACAGTTCGAGTATGTCGATTTGCGTGAAGACGCTGCTCGGACCATACGCAGAGCCAATCCTGAAATCGCCGCCGCTGCCATCCATGGCCCCGACACTGCTAGTGCTGGCCTCGGTGGCATCGTTGACGCGCAGGGTCAGGACGGCGGTTCCGGTTGCCTGTGCCGCGACAAAACGGATGAGAGTGTCTACCGTTTCCATCGCGACGGTCGCCGTCTTCTCGGTGGCCGCATCGAACACGTAGGCTTGTATCTTGCGCGGACTGGAGTTCGCGAAATGGATTCCCCAATTCCCACCCCCGCCATCATCGCAGGCAAGCGCGTCGTTGTTGTAGACGTTGGCGGCGTCTGTAGTGTTCGCGCGCAAGATGAAGGCGCCCCCAAACGTCCAGTCGGTCGAGCCCATCAAGCCCGCCCAGAGGCCGGTCCCGGTGAGCTTGTCGTTCACCCCGTCGAAGCGAACACCGCCGATCCCTGCGTATAGGCTGGCGATGTAGAGCGGCTTGTTCGTAACCTCGTCGAGGTTGCGCGCGAAGCCCGACTGATCTTCCCAGCGACGTACGGGATCGCCGTCCTCTGCGGGATCGTTCGGGCCGACGCCCTCCAGGACGCCAGCGTCGCCCTTGAACCATCCCGACAAACTGCTATAAGTGTCAGGCGCCCCCACGGCTTACTCGTTGTATCCGAGGAATGCTTCGAGCGGGCGCAGGAACTGGAGACAACGCACCATCACGGTGAGGCTGGCGCCGGTTGTTCCGGTCCCGACCTGATCGATATCCATGGTCAGCTCGGCGTCGGTGCGCGTCGTCCCGAAGCCGCCAGCGAAACAGCGGTAGCGGTACGTGCCGTCAGGCTGGGCCGAGCCAGCGTAGCCGGCCGCGGCAATCTGCGGTCTCGTGCTGAACATCGTCTGCTGCGTAGTCCCGTCCCAGTGATTCACATCCACGATAAGCGCCTGGGTCGCGGGCGCCGTTACGACATGGAGCTGTACGTCCTTGACGAGTGCTGGGCGACCAAACAGGAAACGCGCCTTGTTGACGGCGACTGCGACCCCGCCGTCCACTGGAAACAGCAGGCATCCGTACGCAGTGGGTGCCGGCTGGTAGCCGGCGGGTGGTGCCTCGCCGAGCCCCATCGTTAAGCCGCTGACTCTGGCCGTTCCGCTTGTCGCGACCACTGCCTGTAGCGATAGCTTCGTTGCCGCGGCGTCGATCGTGCGCCCGACCGTCAGCCACTCCCAGGCTCCGTCACCCCCGCCTGCCCCCGTGTGATAGGAGGAATACGACGGCGTTCCTGCGCCGTCGTCGATCGCTAACCGAGCGGTGGTGCCGGCATTGCACTGCACCCAGCCGCCGAGCACGGTCGGCAGGCCGTCGAGGTAATCGTCGTAACTGGTCGTCGTCAACACGGCCTGTTGGAACGTGGCCGCGGCGCCGCCCCCAGCGATCACCTTGGAACAGAACCTTCCGACCTTGCGATTGGTGTCCGCGAGCCCTGTTCCGCAGCGCGCGATAGTCGCGCCAGCCCCTGCGAGCGTGTAGTGGGCCGGAGCCGCAGAATCCCCGGCGGGCCAGATCAGCATTGTCGGGTCGGCGATCAAGTTCACGCCGAGCAAGGCGCGCTCCAGCGCCGCCCATTGCTGTCGGATCTCCGATGACACGAGGTAGCCTGACGAAATCGGTTTGGTCTTGTCCCAGGTCATGCGGCTGTCTCCTTCGCGAACGGCAGGAAGCGCTTGCTGAACGCCGCCATCCCGCCGCGCTCGGGATCCACTGACAGTGTAGTGGCGTCGTTACTATTCACCAGGGGTCGCGGCTCACCCGACCGGGGGGCAACCATTGTCGGCGTTGCTGCCGGCTGGAGCTTCCCCTCGATCACCTGGGCTTGCAGCAGCCCGGTGATCGCAGCGCGGAACGAGGCGCAGTAGCCGGCAGGCGTGTCGTAGCGATAGCTCGGGTCGGTCGGGTTCTGGCCCACGTACCGGCAGTGACAGCCGCCCAGGCACGCGCCACGACCAATACAATCCTGACAGTCGTACGGTGGCTGGGGCTTGATCTGCTCGGTTCGGATCTGGCTGACGATCGCGAGGCGCTCGGCGTCGATCACGGGGCTCTTCGACACGTCACCGACCCGGTAGTATTCGGCCGTGCCAGGAGCCTTGTCGGACTCGAACACCGTGAAGCACATCTCCTGGCTCGGGTAGAGCCAGCCCTCGGGCGTCAGGCCGAGCATCGCAAGGCCGGTGCCACACGGCACCGCCATGCGTTCGCGGCTCGCTAGGCACTGCTGCACCTTGGAGCCCCAGTAGCTGTTGAGCTTGCCCTGCGCCATTAGCCGACCAGCACGCTTGAAAAAGCGCATCAGCCGAAGCTGGTCTGGCTCGCTCCAGGTCGTCATCCAGTTGATGTTGAACTCGATGCTCTTGAAGCCATGATCCGCGAACCAGTTGATGTCGTCCGGCTCGAAGTCCATCGACGGGTCGAGCGTCCAAGCGACATCCAGGTTGGGGCGCCAAGCGAGGACCCCCTCCGGCTTGATGATGTCCCAGGACGGCCGGCCGGCGCGATTTACGCGCACCTTGTCGTGGATGCGCTGCGGGCCATCGAGCGACAGAAGCATGCCGATGCGGTACTCGTCCATGAACTCGCGCACCGCCGGGAGTAGCTTCGTGCCGTTTGTCGTCATCGTGAACGTGATGGGCGTGCCGCGGGTGCCGAAGTAACTTCGCCAACGCGGCACCCAGCGCTGGATCAACGGCCAGTTCAGCGTCGGCTCCCCACCGAAGAGCGTGACGCGCAGGCCGTTCGGCGCCCACCCGTGCGCCCAGGGCAACGCCCGCTCCATCACGGCGTCGTCCATGAACGACTTGAGACCGCTCGGCATGTGGCACGCGCCCGCGCGCTGGCGCGACTCCTCAAAGCAGTAGGAGCATGCCAAGTTACAAAGCCTCGTCACGACAAGCCATAGCGAGGGTGTCATCATCTGCTAAACCTATGGTTCTTCTAGTTCAACCTGTGCCTGGCAAGTCGTGAGGCAGGCGCTCTGACACGACACCTCGCATCCGGTCATGCACAGCGTCTGGCAGGAGTCCTGACAGGACACCTGACACCCGGTCTGGCAGGCAACCTGACACCCGGTCTGACACGCCGCTTGGCACGAGTCCTGGCATCCGACTTGACATGCCGACTTGCACGACGATTCGCATGCCGTTTGGCATGCGGTTTCACATCCAGTCTGGCAGGCAACCTGACACCCGATCTGACACGACGTTTCGCACGAGCTGAGACAGCCGGTTTGACAGCCTCCCTGACAAGCCGTCTGACAAGCCGTCTGACAAGCCGAAAGGCACGCCTGTTGGCACGAAACCTCGCAGGTCGCCTGGCACATCACCATACAAACGACTTGGCACTCGGACTGGCACACCTCCTCGCACGCTACCTCGCATGACGACTGGCACTCCGATTCGCATGTCGTCTGGCAGGCCGCCTCGCACGATTCCTGGCAACTCGCCTCGCAGAACGATTGGCAGGACGAAACGCACAGGTAGCCGGCCACGGTCACAACATCATCGACGAGGATCGCGCTCGTCTGCATTGCCTGGTGCGACTGCTTGAGCGCGATAATCCGGAAGAGTTTTCCGACAAGAGCGCCGTCGCTGTCCATCGCTCGGTCGCGGGTGACGCGAACCTTCTGCCCGATCCTGTGATCGATCAGCTTCCCCTTCACCGTCACGGCGATCTGGCGAGCCGGCGCGTTCGCTAGGATGCCCATGCGGTTGGCGGCGGCCTGGGCGTTTCCAGCCAGCTTGATGTACGTCTCGAACTCGCGCAGGTCGGGCCGCCCAAACAGCGTCCCGGGCGCCGGGTCCGAGAAGCTGCGCCCCTCGAACTCGCCGGTCGTGGGGTCCTGGTCGTGAAGCACGCGGATCACGGAGTACACATCGGCCACGCTCTTCCCGCCCCTGAAACTCAAGAAGTCGTTGTTGTCCAGGTCCACCACAGTCGCGGGCGTGTCGCCCACGTAGACCTCGTAGTACACGACGCCGCCACCATCGATGGTGATGTTCGCGATGTTCGAGAACTCCAGCGTCTCGAAGATTTCCTTCGTGGAGATCGAAGACTGGAGGTAGATCGCGAGCGTTTCTGGTGCCCGCGCGCGCGCGAACAGAAACGAAGCCGAGTCGATCGCAGATACCGTCTTCTTGAACCAGCGACGCAACAGGCAGCGGCAGACGTCCGCGCCCACCTCGATCAGTGCGTTCGCTGAGCCTGTATAGGTGCCGCTCGCGTCGTCCTTGTAGCCGCGCCCGGCAACGCGCAGGATGTGCTGCACGTCGGGGTCGGTCAGCACTTCGGTATCGGCGGCATAGCTACCGAGGCCGGTACGATCCCCCATGCGGACTACGTTCGTGCTCGGCTCCGGAGCGACCGCAACGTCGGCGAGGTAGGAGCCCGAGCCGGTCCTATCGGAGACTCCATTGAAGCCAAGCGCTGGGTAGGCCGAGAGGGCCTTGTTGGGACCGCTGCCAATACGCAGGCTCAGTGTGCCCGAGCTACGGCTGATCGTGAACTTGTTCGTGCCACCACCTGTCCACGAGCAGAGCATCGTGGTGTCTCCACCGCCGACCGCGCCGCGCAGCGCTGTCTGGATGCTGCTCGCCAGCGCCGTTCCGTCCTGGCCGCCGCTGGGCGCAACCTTCGCCGAGAGCATTGCGGCGCCAATGTCGAAGTCAAGGTAGACAAAATCACGCCTGAATCCGAGCGTGTCCCACGGACAAAGCGCCTTGTTTATGCCCGTCGCGTGCAAGACGCGCACGTCACCGCTGCTCCGCGAAATCGTGAACTTTCGCAGGCTATCGGAGTAGGTGCAGAGCATCGTGGTATCGCCACCACCGACAGTCTCCCGAAGGGCTGCTTGGATCATCGTGGCCAGGCCGGCCGACGTGTAGAGACCCGCTGTCAGTGTGGCGACAAGCGGCGCCGCGCCGATACTGAAGTCGAGTCGCGACTGTTCCGCCCTGATCTCAAACGGCCCAGGATTCTTGACGATCGCGAACCTGGCGGTGGCGAGGTCGGCGGTGTAGTCGGTTCCGGCCGCGAGCGTGATACGCCGCGCGGAATCCTCGGTCTCCGCTGCGTCGTTGTCGAGATAGGCATACACCGTGTCGATCGCCTTGATGCCATTCGGTGCATCCGCCGTGTCGCACAGTTCGTAGGTGCGCAGCAGCGTCGTCCCATCTTTCGCAATGCCGACCGGAGTGATGTTTCCCTTCGCGCCGAACCAGAGCGGCTTTGGCTTGGCCTGGTAGACCGGATCGAGTTCGGCGAACTCGGTATTCGAGTAGTCGTTCTGTGGCAGCTTCGTGTGGAAGAAGTTCCGAGCATCCTCCAGGCCCAACGTAGCTACGTCGTCGCCGGCCTCGACGCTCTGGACGTAGCCGGTGAAGCTGCGCCGGTAGTCGTCGATCGTGAGTGCCTGGCCGTCGAGGAACTTTCCGCCCGCGCGCACGCGCACCTCGGCGTTCACCCATTCGAGGTCGCCGAGCACGCGGTCGTAGCGGCCGTCACTCACGTTGAAGACGATCTGACCAACGCCAATCGACTTACCGCCGAAGAACACGTCGTTCGAGCCCACCTCGCTCTCTGGGAGTGTGGTGGCGCTGATGCGCGGTGCGTAGTAGTTGACGCGCCAGACGTGGCGGACCTGCACGGAGTCCAGGTTGATCGCGACTGCGATCCCAGATCCGGTCTCCAGCCTGAATTTCAGCGTCACGCTGGCGGCTGGTGCGATGAAGTCAAACTCGAAGCGGCGCCACTCGGCCGGGAACCTGGTATCAAGAAGGGCGCCGCCCGGGTTGCCGACATTGCGGCCGTCCGCGAGGAGCCATGCACCGCTAGAGCCAACGAGCAGCCGGAGCGTGGCGTCTGGCTTCAACGTGTCGATGCGATAGTTACCGGCGGCGCGGTACGCCTTGCCGGAGACACAAGCAAACGTGATCCATGCCTCGGCAGAGCCGCCGAAGTCCTCGCTCCCGTCGCTCGACAACTTGAGCGACTTGGTGCCCGTGTAGGCCACCGCCGAGTCCTGCGCCACCCCGAAACCGACCCCGGCAACCTGCGCGGACCAGCCGGTCGGCAGCCCGCTTGTGACGGATCGCCAGGCGCCGACCGCGGAGAACCAGTCCTCCTCGACGATAGGCGAGTAGTCGTCCAGCTTGCGACCACCGGCCATCGAGAAGAGCCCACACCACCCGGCCCGTGCGGGCGGGAGGGCCTTGCTCGATGGGGCCAGCAGCTTGCCGGGCGAGAGGCGTCCGATCACTCGATCGCCTCGGCCCTAGTTCTCCCCGAACAACGTGCTGTAGCGCAAGAACCCGGTGTTGGTGGTGGAGCAGAAGACCTGTGCCGCGAGACAGGCGTCGTCGTAGATGCGCGGCATCCCGACCTGCACCACGTCGCGGAAGTTCGGGGTGTTGACCAGCGTGATGTCGATCTCGGCGATCGGCCGGAGCAGCACCAGCCCAAAATCCCCCACCGAGCCCGTTCCCAACGATAGCTGTAGCGAGGCAACCGTGCGCACGCCGAAGTCTCCGGCCTGGAGAATGAACGGCACCATCTGGCCAACGCTCTCAGCGTTTGCTGGGTGCGTGTATGTCGCGGAACGGCTGCCCGTCCCCGCCTCGTTCGTGTAGACGGCCGTGAAGGTAGCCCCCGTCGCGCCCGGGGCGGTGTAGAACTCGCCCCACAGTTCAACGCCATCCCCCGTCGCATCTGGACGGTTGGGCAGCGTCGGCGGCGAGGCGATGCTCTGGAGCGTCGCGATGTTGCAGTCGAAGGCCGAGTTGTGCCAGAGCCGGTCATAGACCAGCAAGGTTCCGACCGTAGCGCCCTGCGCCGCGAGCCCGAGCAAGTACAGGTAGCGCCCGCCCGTGGCGTTCGGTTGGCCGTGCGCCCCAGCCGTTGCTCTCGTGGGTACGGCGCCGTTGCCGGTCGGTGGCGTGCTTCCGGCGGCCGGGTTGCCGATCGCCTTCCAGAGCGAGTGCCACGTTGCCGCGCCCTCGGCCGTCTGGGATGCCTTCTGGCAGCGGATCGAACGACTCCGCCCCAGCGCCGCGTAGAAGTCGTCCCTGCTCGCGATTCCAGCCATACTGTCCTCGTTAGTGTCTAGTTACGGGTCACTCAAAATCGCCGGCAGCGGCCAGCAGGTCGTCGCCAAGGTCGGGGTGCTGCTCGCCTCGCAACGCCACAAAGAAGCCAAGCTCGGCGGCGACCACGATGCTGTTCGGATCTCCGCCACCAGTCAGACGTACGTATAGCTTCGGGAACGTGTCCCACATGAGCACGCCGTCGTCCCACAACGACACCCCGTCGTCCCACCGCGTCGCAACTGACGGCTCGTCCGGATCGTAGTAGTACGATGCCTCGGTCGCTGCGCATGCCGCGATCGTTTCGACGCGTGCAAGGGACTCGGTAGGCGTCCGTACGCCGACAACATCAACGCGCCGGCCGAAGTGGTTGTACTCGAACGGCGCCAGGAAGGTGCTCGCGGCGTAGGACGACCAGTTGCGCACGCGCTTCTTCGGGCGTAGCTCGATCGCAAGCCGCTTCTCGAAGCCCGGCTCGTTTCCAAGATCACGGAACGTCCGCAATCCGCTCGCAAGCCCAAGCTGGCTGGAGCCGATCACCCGAGGGCCTCCTTGATCGTCATGGTGATGACCCAGCGCAGCGTCTGTGCCGGATCGTGGCGGACGCCCATCCCCTGCGACAGGAACACGTAGTAGGTCTGGAGCGGATAGTTCTGCGGGTCGAGCGCCATGAAGAAGCTCCGGCCCACCCTCACGTAATCGCGCATCGCCATGAAGCTCTCCCGCTCAGCTTCTGGGATCAGGTTGAACAGGATCGCCCAAGTCTCGCGCGATGGCTTGTCGTCCCAATAGTGCGCGCCATGGTCGGCAAAGGTGTTCTCGGAGAGTTCATCGGGGTCGCGCGCGAACGCTGGCACGTGCGCGCGTGACGGCTGAAGGTACGAACCGATCGAAGGCTTGCCGATCGACGTGTAGCCGAGGCTGTTGCCCACGTCGTCGCACAGTAGGCGCCAGTAGCGATAGCTCTGCAACGAGAAGTCGAGCCGCCGGATTGTCGCGTCGCCCGCGAGCGTCTGCGTCGTGGCGGGCGCCGCCCAGCTATCCGAGGAGTTCCCGAGCAGCTTCAGGGTGTCACCCGTAGCAAAGGAATGGTCGGTTACGATGCCAGACTTCACGTCAAGCGTTGAGCCGAGATCGAACGTGAGCCATTCACGACTCTTGTAGGCGCTTGTGTCGCCTACATAGCTCGCGGATCCGCTTTTGTCTGCGTCGCTGAACCCAAGATCGTGGTGCGCGCTACGTGCCAGGTTGACACCAGTGGAGAACGCCAGTACGAGCGCGGCGCTGCCCGTGGCCCGCGCAATCGTGAACTTGAACGTGCTCCCGCTATAGGTGACGGTGTATGTATTGACGGCGCTCGGAGCCGCATTCATCGCAGCCTGGACCTGGGCCGCCGCTGCGGATCCGGTTGCGTAGTTACCTGCCGTGAGCGTGGCGACGCGCGCCACACCATCCTCCTTGAAGTCGAGCTTGTCCCACCCGCCCGTTACGACGTTCCAGCCCAGCTTCGACGCCCACGGCTCGCTCCGCATCTGTGTCTTCGCGAAGCGCGCCGGCATCGATGTCTGCTCCGAGCTGGCCGTTACGACGGCGCTCACCAATTCGCAGAAGTTCTGCCAGTAGAAGCGGGGAGTGACGGCGGCCATCTTAGAAATCCCTCACGGCGCTTGCATGAACGCGGATCGTGCCGTTCTTGGTTCCCTGCTCGATGACCTTCTTGAAGAGATCCGCGCCCACCTGGAGGATGATCGTTTGGGAGCCCCCGCCCTGCGGCTGGCCCGCGGCCACCGCGGACGTCACGAGATTCGCCAACTCGGCGGCGATCGACGATGGCTGCTCCAGCGGAATGATCGCCTCACGACCATGCAAGCGGACGCCGTAGCCGGACCGTGGGCCGCGTGCCACGCCTCCGTTCAGGTACGGCGTGCCCGGATCTCCGTCGTAGTCGGTGCTACCGTCGTTGTTCTGGCCAAACGTCGGCGTCTGAATGTCGATACGCACCGGGATCGTCGTTGGGATGCGACCAAGGAACTCCACGATCTTCAGCGTACTTTCGTCGGCAGAGCCCTTGATGGCCTGGAAGGCCGAGACAGACTGCTGGGCCAGTGTCTCCATAGCGAGCATGTTGGCATCGCTCATGGAGACAAAGCCGTCCATAACGGCGGTCGTGACACCTTCTGCCGTGCCGGGCAACTCGCCCCAATCCGCACCGATCTTGTCCACAGCTTCGTCGGTGCGTGCGGAGACTTCGGCCATGGCGTCCGTGTAGGACGCTGCTATAGCAGCGCCCGCCGTAGCGGCACTGGCGCTGGCCGTCTGCGCGGCCCGCTCGCCGCCCAGGCCGATCGCGTCGAATGCCGGCGGGACGCCGCCAAGCGCGAGCGTTAGCGCATTGATTGAGTCGATCAGGCGCAGCGTTGGATCGTCCTTGAACGCCACGCCGTTCGCCTTGGCTTGGTCGATCAACTTCTGAGTATTTTCGTCGAGCGTGATGCCGTACTGATCTGCGGTGGACTTGAGCGACTGCAACAGCGGGGCGATAGCCAAAAGCGCCTGGCGTTCGGCCTCGGTTTGCGTCAGGCCGGCTTCGAGTCCACCAGCGAGCGCTTGCCCAAACGCGTTGTTGGCCTGGCCCTCGAACGCGCGGAACGCGTCCACCGTGAGGTAGCCGCTGTTGGCGAGTCCCTTGAGCGCGGCGTCGAGCGCGCCCGCGCCCTCCGCGGCGCCGCGAAAGAGTTCGTTGTCGGTGAGCGCCATCATCTGCTCGATGGGCGCGAGGATCGCGGTCGCGTCGAAGCCGACAGCTTCGAGTACCGCCTTCATGGCGTCGAGCTGGGCACGCATAGCGTCGCCCGCAGCGACGACGCCCTTCTCCTTGACGGTTGCCCAAAAGACGGCAGAGAAGATCGTCGCCTGCTCGCGCGCATCCTGCTCTGTCTTCGGCTGGAGCCCGCCCCTCAGCTTGTAGCTGGTCGAGAGAACGGCGCCGTGTCCGCGGCCCTCGCTGTTGTCCCGGTCGATCTTCTGGTGCTTCTCAACCCTCGACCACAGCCCTTCGAGCCCCTTGATCGCAGCGTCGAGCTGCCCGGAGACGAAGCCCTTCATCTCCTGGGTCAGTATCCCGGCGGCGCGCGCCTGCTGGAGCATTTGCACCGTGATACGGTCGCCAACGATTCCGTACTTCTCGGCCTCGGCACGCACGGCGGCCCATGCTTTGCCGATCTCTTCCATCCCCTGCTTCATCGGGATGGTGCCACTCGCGGTACGCTTCATCAGGTCAAAAATCTGGAGGCTGTAGGTACGGATGTCCTTGCCCGACTTGTCGGCGATCTCCGTGAGGTGAAGTAGCGCGGCCGACGAGACGTTCAGCTTCAGGTCCTTGGCCGTTCTCTGGATCGCCTCGGCCATCTCCTTGCTGACGGTCATCCCGAACATAGACCCGACTTCCTTGGCAATGCGCTGCCACTCGGGTCGCGCGCGGAACACGCCCAGGAGCCCGCCGAGGGCTCCACCGATCACGGCACCCCACACACCAAACTGCGCACCGAACGCAGCGCCTGCCATCGCTCCCTGTAGGCCAGCCTGCCGGCGCGTGTCGGCCTCGGTCGCCTTCCACACCGACGCGATGCCCTGAATCGCGGCGATCCCTGCCTCGGCTTTCTCTCCGCTACTCAGATTGCCCCAGCCCTTGAACTCCGACTTCTTCTCGTTCTTCTCGTTCTTTTGGAAGAGTGCCGCCTTGAGTCGGTTGCCGGCGTTGATCGCGGAGGTCATGCCACCCAGGATTCGGCCGAGCACGCTGTCCGCGCTGATACCCAGCACGTCGAAGGCGTTCTTCACATCCTGGAGCGTCTGGCCCCAATTGATCGATGCCTTCGCAAGGCTAGTGACCTGCTCCCACTCGCGCTTGGTGATGAGCTCGGCCTTGAGCATGTAGTCGGCCCACTCCTTCACCTTCTTGGTCTCGAAGGCCGAGGCACGCGCCTGCGCGATCCGCCCCCACATCTCCACCTCGAACGCCGCGGGCCGGCCCCCGAGGGCCTGGCTCTGGTCGCGTTGGGTCGGATCGTTCGGCATGGACGGCGCCATGCCGCTGAACCGCGTACTCTGGAGCAGGCCGTCTGGTGACTTCAGCAACGACTTGTCGAGTAGCTCGACGTACCTCTCTAGGGCCTTGGTAGCGCGCTCGCGGTTGTCGGCACCCATCTTCTCGCGCTCCGCGTATTTCAGCGCAAGCTCGGCGTTGGTCTTCGCGAAATCCTCGTGCTTCTGTTCTTCTTGAAGCTGCTCCGCCTTGCTCTGGAGGATCTTGATCTCCTGGTCGGCCATCTTGAGACGGAGCGCGCTCTCCCTCTTTGTGAGTTCGTACAATGCCTCGGCCTGGCCGGCCTCGGCCTTGGCTGTCAAGACGAACTCGCCCTCGATCTCGACGCGGCGCGCGGACAGGCGGACCATCTGTTCCTGAAGACCGGTCAGTTCGATCGCGAGGCGGACCGAAGCCTCAAGCTCCGGAACCATGCTGGCCCTCTCCGGCAGCGCTGTCTTTCGGGGTCCGCCCGGAGGAAGCTCGATGTCGAAGCGCTCCGGCTCCATCCTGACCCCAGTATTGAAGAACGCCATCTCTGCGTTGCGGCGCCGCTCTTCGGCTTCGGCGATGGCCTTGAGATCGCGCTCGATACGGCTCTTCGCGTCGCTGATCTTCCAGGCCGCGTCGTCCGCGCTCTTGCCGAGCCCCTCGAACCAGTTGATGAGGTTCTCGAACCAGGTGTCGATCTTGGGGCGTAGTCCCATCATGTTGATGAGCGCCTTCGTCACCTCATACACAAAGGCAAGGACCGCCGTCACGATCAGGGCTCGGAATGCCAGGGCGAGAAGGTTTGTGGAACCGGCGAGCGTGGTATTCGCGAATGCAGCGGAGAGCGCGGCGCCCGCGTACGCTCTCAGGCTGGCCGTTGCGCTCGTGACCGTAATGCCGACCTTGCCAAGATCGACCCACGCACTCGCGAGCACGCCCGTAAAGCTGCCGAGTTCGAGCATCTTCTCGCCGACGTGCCCGAGCCCCTTAACGGCGAGCGTGCTGAAGCCGACCATCTCGCGCCACGGCGGGCCAAGGCCCTGGATGCCACGGGAGAGGTAGCCGATCGCCTGCGTTGTCTCGTCGATCGCCTGCTTGACCGGCGGGCTGGTAGTGAAACCAGCGACAATGTTGCGCCCGAGACCCTCCGTGACCTTCTGGAGCCTGGTCATCGAGTCGCCAAGGTCGTCCGTCGCCTTGACGGCCTTGTCGC